CATAACTGAACCCAGTGAGCAAAATGATTTGATAGATGATTATTTTAGTTGTTTAATTGAGTGTGATGACGATACGCAGTCGTGTAAACGAATATGTAAAGATATTTTAGTTTAATAGAAGATGAGAGGGGTTGATGCCCCTCTTTTTTTGTGCTATAATTAAAAAGAAATAATCAAAGCCTATGAATAGAGACAAACTCAAACTCATCATTAAAAACCTTGAACTTTTAACAGAAACACTCAAAGCAGAAGTGTATTCTGATCCGGGAGCTTATGATTACAGTAATGCTTCATCACGCATTGGTGATGTAGAGGACTATGATGAAGTTTTTGAAGATGAGGAAGACTAATGAGATATAAAGAAACTATTCGTCTGGTAAAAAAAGCATTGGATAATCCAAGTCTTTATAGTGCAGAGGAGATTATCTATATGAAAAAAGCACTTGATAATGCGATACTTTTACTTGCCCGTAAAAAATATAACAAAAAGAAAAAAGGATTTGGTAATTATGAAAACCCCGACAGTTAGACTGATTAGAGTCACACCAGAAGCAGAACAACATATTGCTTATTGTGCTCGTGTAAGTAATCCAAAAAATCAAAGTAATCAGGGTTTTGAAGGATTACTAAAGTATTGTATCAAAAATCAACATTGGAGTATTTTTGAACACGCATTTGTAACACTAGAAATCAATACTTCACTTGCGATTGCGACACAAATTCTTCGTCATCGTAGTTTCACTTTTCAGCAGTTCTCACAGAGATATGCCGACAGCACAGAACTACAATTAGAACTTCCAGTTCCAGAATTGCGAAGGCAGGATACTAAAAATCGTCAGAACTCAACCGATGATTTACCGGAAGATTTGAGTGCTTATTTTCAGACCCGAATTGAAGACCATTTCAAGGAAGCAATTTTACTTTATCAGGGAATGTTGGATGCCGGTGTCGCAAAGGAATGTGCTCGCTTCGTGCTTCCACAGGCAACCCAGACACGTCTTTATATGAGTGGGAGTATAAGGTCCTGGATACATTACATAGACCTTCGTAGTGCTCACGGAACCCAGGCAGAGCACAAGGAAATTGCAGAGAAATGTAAGTGTATTTTTGTGGATGAATTTCCAACTATTGCATCAGCACTTGATTGGGCTTGTAAAGAACCACCTTCACTGTTATTCTAAATACTTTCGTATATTATTTTATAAAATGCCAACATATCCCGTTAAACACAAAGAAACTGGTGAAACAAAAGAACTTTCTATGACTATGCTTGAGTATGGTCAGTGGAGAGATGAGAATAAAGATTGGGATAAGGATTGGTCTGCTGGTGTTGCCGGTGTTGGAGAAGTAGGAGATTGGCAAAGTAAATTAAAGAAGTCACATCCAGGATGGAACGATGTATTGCATCGTGCAAAAAAAATGCCAGGCTCAAATATTAAAACTCTATAAAAATTTATGGCTAGAAAAAGAAGAGGCAACGACAATCAACCTATCGGGGTTGGTATGACCGCAAAACAAGCAAAAAGAAGAAAACCAATTGGTTCGGAATTACTTTTAGATATTGAACCATTAACTGAAAATCAAAAAAGATTATTTACATCTTATGCAGAAGGTAAACATTTGGTTGCTTATGGTACTGCTGGAACTGGAAAAACATTTTGTGTATTGTACAATGCTTTACGTGATGTACTTTCAGAGGTTACACCTTTTGAAAAAATATATCTTGTAAGGTCTCTTGTACCTACTCGTGAAATTGGATTTCTTCCTGGAAGTCACGAAGATAAATCATCACTATATCAAATACCATACAAAAATATGGTAAAATATATGTTTCAGATGCCTTCTGATGTTGATTTTGAAATGCTTTATGGTAATTTAAAAGCACAAGAAACAATTAGTTTTTGGAGCACTTCTTTTATTCGTGGAACAACTCTTGATAATTGTATTATCATTGTAGATGAATTTTCAAATCTCTCATTTCACGAAATGGACTCTATTATTACAAGAGTTGGAGAAAATACAAAGATTATGTTCTGTGGTGATGCATCACAAAGTGATTTATTAAAAACAAATGAACGAAATGGTATTATTGATTTTATGAATATTTTGAAAAAAATGTCTTCCTTTGATATTGTTGAGTTTGGAGTTGATGATATTGTTCGCTCAGGAATTGTTAAAGAGTACATACTCGCAAAATTGGAAGTAGGAATGTGAATTTTAATCATCTTGATATAAAACTTCCCGAATTAGAAAGGGAAACGATTGATAGTGTAAGATATTATAAAGTACCAGAAGATGATGTTTTGCATCGTCTTGTTTCTATTACCTCTGTTACTAGTTATATTAATCGTCAGATTTTTATTAATTGGAGAAAGAAAATTGGCGAAGCAGCAGCAGATAAGATTACCAAAGCAGCAACCAGTCGTGGAACTGATATGCATACATTGGTAGAAAATTATCTGCATAATATTTCAGAACTTCCAGAAGTTCAACCTTTATCGCAATTTTTATTTAAGATTGCTAAACCAGAATTAAATAATATAAATAATATTCATGCTCTTGAAAAATCATTATACAGTAAAGTTCTTGGAATTGCCGGAACAGTTGATTGTATAGCAGAATATAATGGCGAATTGGCTGTTATTGACTTTAAGACTTCTGCAAAACCAAAACCAAAAGAATGGATTGAGCATTATTTCGTACAGTGTGTAGCATATAGTTGCATGTTATATGAACTTACTGGTATAATGGTAAAGAAGTTAGTCATTATTATGGCTTGTGAAAATGGAGAATGTGTTGTTTATGAAGAATACGACAAAGAAAAGTATATCAAATTACTCATCAAATATATTAGAGAATTTGTTAGAGATAAACTTCAAACCTATGAATGAAGAAATTAAAGAAGAATTAAATGCTAAATTTTTGTGTCCGCAAAAGTTCGCACAAGAAATTGAAGATATTGTAAAAAACACACAGGTCAATTATATTGATGCAATTGTAACATATTGCGAAGTTCAAAATATTGAACTTGATACAATATCAAAACTTGTTTCAAAACCACTTAAAGAAAAAATTAAGTGCGATGCTATTGAACTTAATTTTTTAAAGAAAACTACAAAAGCAAAACTGCCTCTGTGACTGATTTTGAAGTATATAAAACTTACTTAGCATTTAAAAATCACTTTACAAAAAAAACCTACGATTATCATAAGTATTGTGGAAGAAGTCGTGCATCAAAAGAAAGTTTTTATAAAAGAAAAGATCGATATTTTTTCGAAAGAATTTCGAGGCAAAAAAAAGACGAAGAAATCAAAGCATATTTTGTAGCAAATTTTGTAGACTGTAATGACCCAGAACGACTTTGGATAGGAGATATTATTCGTGAAGGTGAAGATGTGTATAAGGAATGGTTAAAGAAGACACAAAGCTTGTCTTATTTGTTTAAATCTGAAACTGAAAGTTTTATGAATAAAAAAAACTTTGAATCTTTATTTGATTGTAAAACTGGAAATCACCCAGAAATACTGAAAAAATATTTACAAAAAAGTATTACCATAGAAACAATTACAATATTAGATATATTATTAAATTTTGTTAAAGATTTTGATAAAAAACTTACTGATCCAATTTGGAATTATGTAAGTTTGAGAATTTTTAAATACAAACCTTTTCTAAATATTGATGCATCAAAGTATAAAACTATACTTAAAGAGGTTATATTATGAGTAAGTTTTTTGACTCGGATTTAGTTAGAAACGATATGAAAGAACTTGAAAATATGCAGAAAAAACTTTATCAAGAAATGATGTACGTTCCTTTTTATGATAATGAACAAAAAAGAGGACATTTAATTTTGATGAAAGACTTTTTAGAAAAACAAAAACTTTTTATTTTTAGACTTTCACTTTCAGATGACCCAGAAGCAATAGAAATGAAAGAAAATATGCTCGATTCTGTTGAGTTTCTTGGATTTGATAAAAAGAAAGGATTTGATTCTTTTTTTAAAATGATGGAAAGAACTATTAATGGACTTGAAAAAACACTTGACGATTGAAGGTATATCTGCTATAATAAATAGGTCCAATATATCCCAATACAATTAATACGGAGAATATATGAGTTTTCAAGATCTTAAAAAGCAATCAAAGATGGGTTCTTTAACCGAGAAACTTATCAAACAAGTTGAAAAACTAAATGAAACTGGTTCTAAAGATGATAATCGTTTTTGGAAACCTGCGATGGATAAAGGTGGTACTGGTTCTGCTGTAATTCGTTTTCTTCCTGCTCCTTCTGGTTGTGAATTACCTTGGGCACAGGTTTGGTCTCACGCATTTCAAGGACCTGGTGGTTGGTTGATTGATAATTGTTTAACTACTAATAAAGGGCAATGTCCGGTTTGTGAAGCAAATCGTGAATTATGGAATACTGGAAGTAAAGATAATCAAAATATCGTTCGTGATCGTAAACGTAAACTTTCTTATTACGCAAACATATATGTCGTAAAAGACCCTGTTGCACCTGAAAATGAAGGTAAGGTATTTCTTTATAAGTTTGGTAAGAAAGTATTTGATAAAATTATGGCTGCGATGAAGCCAGAGTTTGATGACGAGAAACCTATTAATGCATTTGATTTTTGGGAAGGTGCAAACTTCAAACTGAAACTTCGTAAAGTGGAAGGTTATTGGAACTATGATAAGTCGGAGTTTGCTGAACCCTGCCCACTTTTAGATAATGATGATGAACTAGAAACCATCTATAAATCACTTAATGATCTAAATGAATTTACAGATGAGAAAAACTTTAAGCCTTATTTGGATTTAAAGAAGCGTTTGGATTCTGTTCTTGGAACTAAAACTGCAACAAAACGTCAAGACCCAGAAACTATTGATGAAGAAGAAGAGTTTGAACCCACAGTAAAAACTACTTCGTCCTCAAAATCTAGTCCTGTCGATGAAGATGAAGATGATACCTTATCATACTTTCAAAAATTAGCTGAAAGTTGATTTCGAAAATTAACTTTTAATTACCTTATCCCCCGAGAAAAATTTTGGGGGATTTTTTTGTTTGTAAGGTTTTTATACTCCAGTTAATCTTGGATTATATGTTGATTTTGATGATTGACTAAGGTAATTAGAAGAACGATCATATTTCATAATATTTTTCAAATCGCTTACCATTACTGATATATACTCGGGTCTTATTAATCTAATTTGTCTTTTTTCTTCATTTATTTTTACTTCATATTCATAATTTGTGATTGGTTGTGTGGGATTTGTAGTTATTAAACTATAATCAGTTTTTGCGTATGTAACTTGAAAATTTGAATCAACTTTTAATCCTGCGGGAACTATAAGTCTTTTGAAATCATCTAAAATTTGAATAGTTTCATAATGATGAATATTTGCTATATTTCCATCAGATCCATATTTGTCTAACATATAATTATATAAATCTTGATTACTTAATGGCCATTGCTCTCTTACGTTTGTGATATTATTTGTGTGTAAAACTATCCAATCTAGTTCTGGATTTTCATAAACTTTACTTGCGACTTGTTCTGGTCTTTCGTTATCTGTAATTTGATAATAAACAAAAGCAGTAATAACATTTATGATATCACTTCTAATTGCTGCTCTTTTGAAAATATTTTTAACAGTAATATAATTCTCATTTGAATTTGAATTCGTCAAACGAGAAAGATATTGTAAATTTGGTAGTTCTTTGAAGTATCCCATTTTAATAACCTACATCGTCGTCTTGTACTGAATCCAAATCACTAGTTCTTGTGCTGAATATATCTGTTTTATAGTCAGTATTATAAATTGGTTCAAGTTCTGAAAATTGCATCGCCATAGTTAAAGTGACTGGTTGTCCTTCATCATAAGCAGCCCAATTTCCTTCTGGTGCATAATTTACAGAAAATCCAGTCAAGGCACAAACTTTAAATTTATTTAATCCTGAAATGGGTTTATCTTTTCCTGTTTTGTATCTAAGTTTAAATACATTTGGTGTTCCAAGAAAAAATGATGCTTGACCTGCTTGACCGGTTTGTTTTCTTGGAGCCATACCTTGCTTGAAAAAACGAATAATTCTTTTTACATTTCTTGCTTCTTCTTTACTTCTTGGGCTCATACGATAAGAAAATGAAAATTGACGAAGTTCTGGACTATTAAATAAAAGTTCCAAGTTTGAGTTTGGTATAATACCAAAGCCTCTTGCTAAAATGCTTTCTGGTGATACTTCAAATTGCGCCATTTTAAGAACTTGTGATGCAAATGCAGATGCTGCTGTACCTTTTGCAGCAGCACTCTTAACTGCTTCACTTAATAAATCTCCATATAAATTTGCAGACATTCCTCCTTTGACTGCATCTAAAACGCCAAGTGGACTTTGACCCTTTGTTAATACTTTTAATGCAGCAGCAAGACTACCAACACCACCACCAGTAGCTGCATAAGTACCCATCTTTGTTAATGCTAATCCAGTTGCACCTGCGGTTAATGAATTCATTTGGTCTGCTCCCCAAGAAACATTATTACCATCAGACACGCCATTTGGAATTGGTAAAACGCTCATCCCAATAAAATCAGACAATGCACTATTTCTTTGTATATTTTCTTGAATCACTTTTGCTGGGTTATTAAATATACTTTCTGCTCCTGTTGGTTTATATCTAAATTGTGAAATTTCCAATCTATCTTGTTGTGATGTAATCATATCAATTGGATATATGAGAAGTTTTTTATCACCAAATAATCTTTTTTCATTTGCATCACCGAAAGCAGTTCCAGAAACATCAAAGGGTGTTAATGCACCGATTGGGTCTGTAACAATTTCTATAATAGCTTTTCCAATATTACCAATTTGTTGAAGTGTACTTGGTGCAGTTGGTGATATTACTCCTCCTATCCCAGTATCTTGTGAACCTGCTTTATTTACTATAAACCCAGGAAGAATACCAGTTCCACTTATATTTTTTGCATTTGTAATTGAATTAATTACTTTATCGTGTACTGTTATTCTTTGTTTTGAGTCTGATATTACACCAATTCCAGTAATACTCCATACTCCATTTGTATAAATCTCGGTTTTTCCTGTTACTGCACCATTAAAATAAACTATTTTATAAAGCTTTGTATTTCCATTAGTTGGGTCATAAGTAAGCTGTATTTTTTCTTCTTGCCCCGGAAGTGAGAAGACTGGTGGTGGTATTGGGTGAAAGTCATTACTTACTGCTTTTTCAGCCATTTATGGTGCCGATTGGTTATCTGGATAATCCCAAACTCTGGATTTGAATACTGGTTGTCCTCTTTTATCAACAAATCTTTCGGTTGGAAGTAAAGATACTTCTCTCCACTCACTTTCAGGGACCTTGAAAAAATTACTACTCACACCAGAAAAAAGATAATTATGTAATGTTTTTCTTGGTGCATTCACGTTTCCTGCTTTATTTATGTATGAAGCAGCAACACCTCCACGATATTGTGGATTTAGATAATGAAGATTGGAACCAAAAAATAATCCTTGTCTTGGATTTACATTTATAATATAAGTTAATGGTTGTCTATCCCAGAATAGATATTTTTGTGGATATTTTGCAGAATACATAAAAAACACCAAATCACCAGGAATAATAAAATCAGTATCAATTTGATTTATATCTTTTTCTTGATTTGATAGTTCATTCATCAAGGCATTCGTATACCAAGATGCAGAACGAAATTTTTTACCTGCTTCTTTAAGTATTTTATCGGCAATCATATTTGAATGCCCAAATCACGTTCGGTAAAAATACGAAATTCCCAGTTTCTATCTTTACAATATTCACGACAAGCTTCCCATTTTGCTTGATTTACTACCCAAGTTTTAACTGCATATGCCCAAGATTTTGTTCGGTTTGGTGGATTTGTGGGTGGTTCTTTTAAATCTTTAGCTGGTTTAATTTCTACAACTACTATTCTTATATTTCCGTCTTTATCTTTATATTTCAGTTTCATATCTGGAAAATATCTATGTACTTTTTTGTCTACTGGTGATACATAAGGAACCCAAAATTCTTCACTTTGATATGAAATTATATTTTCAGTCAAATCACAATAATGAAACATTTTGAGTTCATAAGAACTACGGTATATAATATTTGTTGGGTCTCCATTATATTTTTCTGGATGCTTTGGTTTGAACTTTCCCTGTTTGTAATTTTTATTTGCAGACATACATATAATATAACAATTCCATCAACATATTTAGATGGCTACTGCTCCAAAAAAAGGAAAACCAGATATAGGTCCATTATACATTAGAATGACTACCCCATCACCGGATGGGTCACTTCCAGGTGCAAGGGATATATTTGGAAAACTTTCAGTTACAAGTCAATTTAAAGTATCTCTTCATCTTACTAATTATGATAGGGATTTGATGGGTTGGTTATCGACTTGTGGATTAACTAATGATGTAAGAACCGCAAATACATTTGATTTTTTTTGTAGCGAAACTGCACTTCCTGGTGCAACATTTGATATGGCTGAAGAAAGTGGAAGCCGTCAAGGAATTATAGAAAGATTTCCAACAAGAAGAATATATCCAGATTTTACGATGACTTTTTATGTTGATTATGATTATAAAATAATTCGTTTATTTGAAGAATGGATGAATTATATTAATCCAATTTATAATTCATCTGGTATTGTTTCTGCAGATGCAACCGGACAAGGAAATGCAAAAGATAGTCAAGATTTTTTTAGATTTAAATATCCAGATACTTATAAAAGAATTATTTCTGTAACTAAATTTGAAAGGGACTTTTTGGAAAATCCAAATGAACCAGGTGGTCCAACAATTACACAACCCACAATAACTTATAGAATGATCGACTCATTTCCTACAAATATTACAGCACTTCCATTATCTTATGAAGGAAGTACGATTACAAAAACGACAGTTTCTTTTAGTTATGCAAGATACCTAATTGAAAAAAATAATGGTTCTAGGAAATAATAAATAACATTACTGAAGATATATAAAATGACCCTGCCTAAGATTTCAACACCACAATATGAATTGATTTTACCATCAACAGGAAAATCAGTTAAATATCGTCCATTTCTCGTAAAAGAAGAAAAAATATTACTTTTAGCACTTGAAAGTCAAGATACAAAACAGATTACAAATGCAATTAAGCAAGTATTAAAGGATTGTATTTTAACTAGATTAATTAAAGTAGAAGAACTACCTACTTTTGATATTGAATATATTTTCTTGAATATTCGTGGTAAATCTGTTGGAGAAAGTGTTGATTTGATTATTACTTGTAGTGATGATGGAGTAACCGAAGTTCCTGTAAAAATTTATATTGATGAAATACAAGTTCAAAGAAATGAAAAGCACACAACCGATATTCGTCTTGATGATAAATTGACGTTAAGAATGAAATATCCTTCATTAGAACAATTTATTAAGTCTAACTTTGATTTTAGTGAAGAAAAAACAATTTCAAATATTGATAAATCTTTTGATATTATTTCATCTTGTATTGATGTAGTGTTTTCGCAAGAAGATAGTTGGGCAGCAGCAGATTGCACATCAAAAGAATTAAAGGATTGGATTGAAACTTTAACGGCACAGCAATTCAAAGAAATTGAAACATTCTTTGAAACAATGCCGAAACTTGCACATACTATCAAAGTAACTAATCCAAATACAAAAGTAGAAAGCGAAGTTACGTTGGAGGGATTAACCAGTTTTTTCGGCTGATTATGGCTCATATGGAATTGGAGTCATATTTTAGGCTTAACTTTGCTTTGATGCAGTATCATAAATATTCTTTGACGGAAATAGAAAATCTAATTCCTTGGGAGAGAGACATTTATGTTACATTATTGCAACAACATATAGAAGAAGAAAATCTCAAACAACAACAATCAAATGGCTCTTAGTTCTGTTATTAATCCCGAAGTTATTACAGGAAAAAAGAAGCCTAATCTTTTAAGAGCGCAGAATTTTATTTCTGGTGGTTCTTCTGTAGGTGCAGGTGTACTTGGATCAGCAGCAAATAAGATTGTTAATTTTCAAAGAGCAGGAGTTCAACCATCACCAGTAGACGTTAGTAGTATTGTAAAGTCAATATCTACTGGAGTAGTTAGTAATTTCAATAATCAAGCACAGACAATCAATAATTCAGTTACAAATGTTATTAGTAAATCTATTAGTAATTTTTCAAAAGATTATCAAGACCGAATTAAAAAAGTAGATGAAGCAAAACCAACAGGCATACTTCAAAAGATTTTAGGTCTTTATAGAGATGTAATAGGATTTATTCAATTTTTTGGAAAAAGAAAATTTGTAGAAGGTTTAAGAGATAATTTAAAAGCACTTCAAAAATCATTTACCGACAGTTTTGAAGTTGCAAAACTTATTCGTCAAGTAATTATTAAAATTGTAAAACAATTATCAAATCTTCCAAAAGCAAGTCCATCTGGTGGCGGGGGCATCAATCTTGATGTTGATGTTCCTGGTGGTGGATTGAAAAAAACAGCGCCAAGAGGACTTAACAGAAGAATGAGAGGAGGCAAAATGCTTGCTCTTGGCGCTGGTGCTCTTGGATTGGGTGCTGCTGGTGCTGCTGCAACAAACGCTCTTTCGGGAAGTGATGCAGTTCAACCTGGAAGTCCTGCTCCAGAAATACCTGGAAATTTACTTGATGGATTGACTGCTGTTATTGATAGATTTTCAAAAGCAATTGATAGTTTAGTTAAAGGTAGTTCTGGTAAGAAAACGTCTGGGTCTTCTGGGGGTGGTGGCGGAAGTACTGGAAAAATAGAAAAACCAAAGGCAACTCCTGGTGCTACTCCTGGTGCTCCTGATAGTAATATCCAAGCTTCTCCTGGTGGAACAAAAACAGCAGAAGAAATGGCATTAGTGCAAACTGTAATGCAACAAGAGGGAGCTGATTACACTACTGTATACGGAGGGAAAAAAGTTCCAAAATTGACTGAAATGACATTGGGGGAAGTGTATGATGCATCAAAATTGGGAGGTAGTGATCGTATTCCTAATAGATTGGGTGGTGGAGTTATTCCTTATGCAAAGGACAAATATAATTCTAGTGCAACCGGTGCTCCACAACTAATGCCAGATACACTCAAAGGATTACTTGACTCTAGAAAATTCAATAGAGATCAAAAATTTAGTCCAGAAGTTCAAAATGAAATAATTCTTACACTTGCAAGAGGAAGAGGGATTGACCCAACAAAACCTTTAAGTAAAAAAGATATTGATCTTCTTGGTCAAGAATGGGCGAGTTTTACTCAATTTCATGGTCAATCAAAAAATACAGCTGGATCTACACTTCAGGTGTATCAAAAAAATCTAGAAAAAATTAAAAAGGAAGGATTCGTAGCACAACCAGCAGTACAGGCATCATCAGCACCACCAGCACAAGCACAAGCAGCACCATCAGCACAAGCACAAGTAGCACAAAGAGTATCAACTGTCTCTCAACCAGCACAACAAAAACCTCAAGTGAACTATCTTCCTATTGATATGAGTGGTGGTGGTGAGCAACAGGCACAACAATCACCAGGCGGTGGGGATATTTCTGCTCCATCTCCAACACCACAATCTGGTCCTAGTGTTCCATTTCTGTCTGCTACAAATACTGATAATTTTTTAGTTCTTTATTCAAGAATGGTTTATAATATTGTGGACGGATAATGGCTAAATTACTTTCTTCGCCACTTGTTTCTGCTTCTAATAATATTGTTCTTTTTGCAAAAGGAACAAAAACTTTACCTAAGGTACAAAAAGAATTAGTTCAGTTTAATCAATTTTTGCAATTCAAAACTGTCGAACTTGAAAAACTTAAACTTCCAGAAAAGAAAAAAATAAAAGAACTTGCAAATTTAAATATTGCATCATCATTTGGAGCACCTGGTGGATTATTAAGATCACTTGCAAGTGGAGCACTTGATGTTGCTGGTTTCTTGGGAAATATGTTTCCATCAAAAGGAAAAACAGGAAAACCAGGAAAAGTACCAAAAAAAATAAAAGTACCAAAACCAGTAGTGAGAGGTTCAAAATTAAAACTTGGTGGAATAAGAGCAGTAGGAGTTGTAAATGCTTTATTCGCTGGACTTGATTTTGCGACTGGATTGCAAGAAGGGGAAAGTGTAGGAAAAGCAGCAGCAGGTGCTGGCGGTTCTCTTGCTGGAAGTTTACTTGGTGGTGTAATAGGTCAGACACTTATTCCAATACCTGGAGTTGGATTTGTACTTGGAAGTATGGCTGGTGGATTTTTAGGTGGTTATGCTGCTGATAGAGTATATGAAGGCGGAAGTTCTATAAAGAAAAAATTAGACGAAAGACTAAAAAAACAAGAAACAAAACAAAAAGGAGCAGCAGCTAATAGTGGTAATTTTGGTGATATGGTAAGCAAATTTAGTTCTGCTGTAAGTAAATTTGAACAAGGTATTTCTTCTGGTTTATTTGGAACTGTAGAACAGAGTGGAAATCAACCAATGGAAGATGTTATTGGTTCTGTTGAAACTTCTTATGATACGCAACAGAAAGACCAACAACAAATCGAAGCAGAAGAAACATATTCTGCGGAAGGTGGAGATAAACCATCATCAAATTTTACTTCAGCTTTTGGTTGGAGATGGAAAAGAATGCATAGTGGAGTAGATTTTGCAAGTCCATCTGCATCTGCTCCTGTATCAGTCATACAACCAGGAATTATTGATACTGGTTATGAAGGTGGATATGGAAATTGGGTTGCTGTTAAACACGATAATGGAGCAGAAACTTTTTACGGTCATTTGAGTAAAGTGGAGGTGAAAAAAGGACAAAGAATAGAAGCAGGAACAGTCATTGGAAATCAGGGAAACACAGGACGTTCTAAGGGAGCTCACGTTCACTTTGAATATAGACCAGGTGGACCAGGAACAAAAGCAGTAGATGGTCGTGGAGTTGCTGATAGTTATTTTAGATTTGGAGGACAAGTTAAAGTAAAGAAAAGTCAAGAGAAAAAAACAAAAACAGATGCAGATAAAAAACTAGGGGAAGTTTCTACTGATTATCAACAAAAACCAAAAACAGGACAACAATTTTTTGCAGAACAAAAACAAATTACAGGAATTAAACCAGAACTTCAACCATCGGAACTTTATAAAGACACCAAAATACAAGAAATGGTAAAAAGTCCAGAAAAATACAAAGAAGGGATTGATAATATTCAAGGTGATAAAAAAATGGTGGTTGGGAAAATGTATAATGATTATCAAAAATATATAAAACAACAAAAAATAATACCACCGCAAGTAGTTCCTACACCACAACAATCAATACAGCAATATCCAACATACAATCAACAACAATCAAGTGTAACCATAATGCCTATAATGATGGGAGGAGGTCAAGGTGGTGGAGGTGGACAACAACAAAAACCAGTATTTATTCCTGTTGGTGGTGGCGGAGGAGGCGGAACTGTAATTCTTCCTGGACCAAGTGAAGGTCAGGTGGTAAATAGTTTAGTCAAAACATTATTACTTACTACTCTTTCTGGATCATAATGTCTATCGCAGTCGGCGCATTTAGACCAAATTATTTTGGTATACAATCATTAGATGGTAAAAATAAAGTTGATATAACTAACTCACTATTGTTTTTTGATTATTTTGAAGATTTGTTATCTCCTTGTATAACTGCAATCGCACAAATAACAAATTCTTCTTCGTTGTTTAATATTCTTCCAATCCGTGGTGGTGAAAAAGTTGCAATTAGTGTCGATACTGCATTTGGGGAATTTTTATTAGATGGCGATAATGCATTATATGTAACTAAAGTAACTGGTTTAGACGCACAAACACAAAATGAAACTTTCACTTTACATATGGTTTCACTTGAAGCACTTTCAAATGAAACATCAAGATGCGAAAAAAAATATAATGATGCAACAATTGATATACACGTAAAAGATATACTAAAAAATGTTTTAAATACAAAAAAATTTGATAATAAAAATATAGAAGTAACATCAAATAGTTATTCTTTTATTTCAAATAACAAAAAACCATTTCACATTTTAACTTGGTTGGGACCAAAATCCGTACCTACAACATCAGGTGGAGGTGGAACATCTGGTGAAGGAGAATATGCAGATGCAAAGGGAACTGCTGGATTTTTATTTTATGAAAACAAAGATGGATTTAATTATAGAAGTATTGATAGTTTAGTTTCAAATACTCAAATACAAAATCAAAGTGCAGATAAAGAAAAAATAATAACTTATACTTATACACAAGTTATAGAAAATAATACTCAAGCAAACGAATTTAAAATCTTAAATTATGGATTTGAAAAAAATCAAGATTTGATGAAAGCATTACGAGTTGGTATGTATGCAAACAAAAGTTATTTTTATGACTTATATTCAAACAGTTTGGATATATACAAATATGTACTAAAGGATGAAATTGGAAATAAATTAGGAAATAATAATATTGCAGTTTCTGATGAATTTGGTGATAGTATTAGCCGCATTATGGTTCGTGTTTCAGATCGAGGTGCATTAAATAGTAATGGTTCAATTTCTAATAAATTAAGAAGTGGTGCCGATATGGCTAAGTCATATTCAAGATATAATATTTTGTTTACACAAGCACTAAATATGGTTGTACCTTGTAATGTTTCTTTGAAAATTGGAACTATTATTAATGTAATGTTACCAAGAATAGATAGCACAGATAATAAAGAAAATGACGACGAACAAAGTGGAAACTATTTGATTAAAGGATTAAGACATCATTTTGAAGGAGGACAAATGATTACTAGTTTAAGATTAATTCGTGATAGTTATGGTCTATATGGATCTAATAATATATTTTAAATAAAAATGATTGAAGAGGCACTTTTAAAATCTAATTATATTGGAAAAGATGGTTTTACTTGGTGGATTGGTCAAGTAGCACATACATCTGTTTGGGCGGAAAAATCTGAAATATCTATTGAAGGAACTTGGGGAGCAAGATGTAAAGTTAGAATTATTGGATATCATTCTTTTGATGGAAATATTCTTCCTGATGAAGATTTACCTTGGGCACAAATACTATTAGATCCTTCTTTTGGAAGTTCGCAGGGAGGAATAGGAGGAACTATACATTTAAGAGGTGGTGAAACTTGTTTTGGATTTTTCTTGGATGGAGATGACGGACAACAACCAGTAATTTTTGGATTGCTTTATCGTAGTGAAGGAACTAAAAATTTACAAACAGAAGATGCTATAGCAAAAGAAAAAAGTTCAAGATTTAAACCCTTCACCGGTCATCCTGGTAATTTAGTTAAACCATCACAAAGAGATAGTAGAAATTCAAAAAATTTAGGAGATGTAGAAACTTCTCCTCTTTCGCAAAAAGATATAACAAATATTGCTTTTAATTCTGATTTTGGATTTTCAAGTTCATTTACTACAAATGTTTCAGCAACACCACAATATGGTGATAAGATCGCAGGTATTAAACCGGGAATACCTGCTGCATCTACTTTGGCGGTAGAAAAAAAAGCAGACATTACTTTAACTAGACCAAATGGATGCGAAAATAATTTAATCGGTCAAATTACACAAATAATACAAGATTTTGTTTCAGTTACAAACGGTCTTGATAGATATCTACACGCTTTTATTGATCCAGTATTAAATGAAGTCGTAAATGTTAAAAATTTAATTAAAAAAACTGCAAGTCAAGTTCTTGGAATTGTAAAATTAATTATTAATAATTTAAGAGGAACTATTTTTAAATGTATTACTAAATTATTTACTAAACTGGTTGGATTGATAGTTCCAATACCACAACAAGTATATATTTTGGAGGCGATGAAGAAAATTTTAGATATAATTTTTTGTATTCTAGAAAAACTTCCTGCTAGTCTTCTTAATTTTCTTGAAGATATTTTTAATGATTTAGTTAATCCAATTAATGCACCTGCGTGTGCAATTGAGCAATTGACTGCTGGTATTCTTTCAAGATTGATGAATGATATTGAAAATGCACTTTCCGGTATTATGTCTGGAATTAGTTGGCTTACTGGTGGTCTTTCTTCAATTTCTAATATTCTAAATCAAGCAAGTTCTTTAGCATCACAAATTTTAAGTTTTCTTGAGTGTACTGGACTTGCTTGTAAAACGCCAAGTGTTTGGGCTGCTAAATTTGGACCAAACGAAAAGGATGCTGATGATTGGCAAAAAATGGTTTCAAATGTAAATATATTGAATGGAATTAGTGATGGTTTAGGTTCTATTGAAGCAGCAATTGGAGAAACGCCACTTTATGGTGGTATTAATGGAAGATTTAATTCATTATATAATAACTGCAATCAAAAAGTATCAAATCCAACATCTCAAAATGATATTATTCCATTACCTCCTGGAGTGAGATATCCAAATTGTATTCCGCCAATTGTAAGAATTGTTGGTGATGGTATTGGTGCAAATGCAGTTCCTGTTGTTGGTTCAAATGGTTCAATTTTTTCAGTTGAAGTATCTAATGGTGGATTTGGATATACAGTAGAACCAACTGTAATGATTGTAGATAATAGTGGATATGGAAATGGCGCAACAGCAAATGCAATTATCGAAAATGGAAAAGTTTCTTCAATTTATGTAACCAATTATGGTTTTGGTTATTGTCCTGGAAATTATACTGGTATTGGTACTACTGGCCCTGATGGTACTAGTCCAGGAATTGGTACTACTGGTGGTGGTACTGGTATTGGTACTACTGGTGATGGCGCTAATACCCCCAAATCATTTATATCTTTGAGATTAATTTCTTCTAAAAATGTAGTTACGGAAGGAGATGATTTTGTGATCTCTTTAATTACTGATAATGCAACGGACGGAACTAAAATTAATTATACGATTAGTGGTGTTCGTAGAGAAGAAATTGATAAAGATTTGACTGGATCATTTATTATAAACAATAAAACATCTACATTACCAATTAAAACCAAAGATAATCTTTTATATAATCGAGAGTTATTTACATTAAAATTAAATGATTATAGTAAGTTTGTTGATGTTTTAATTAAAAAGAAAGAAACGATTACCAGATCATCTCAATATTCTTTAAGTTCTTCTCGTGATTTTGTTACTGCAGGAGAAGCATTTGCAATTAAATTAGATACAAAAGAAATACCAGATAATACTTTGGTTTCATATTCAATTACTGGAATTGATGGAAATCTTTTATCAAATTCTCCATTAAAAGGATCTTTTAAGGTTATACAACAAAAATCACAAATATTAATTCAAACAAATAAAGATATAATTACTAGTAATGCAATATTTACTTTAACACTTGATAATAAAAAGGCATATGTCTCGGTTCTTATTAAGGCCGTATCTACACCTCCTATTACACCAGGTATAAGAACTGATGTAACTGGTTGTATTGAAAAAATAATAGTCATATCACCTGGTTATGGATATACAACTGGTGATAAAATTACTGATGGTAAAAATACTTATACTCCTATTGTTTCACCAAATAGCGGAGCAATTATAGATGTAACGCCATTAAATAATCCAATTTGTGGATTTGAAGAACCACCAGATCTTACTATAAATACAAACACAGGTATTGGTGCGGCATTTGTTCCACTTATGAAATATTATCCTACTTATATTTCAATCAATAAACCTTATGATTTAATAGATCAGAAAAGAATATCAACAGTAGGAATTAAAACAGTAATAGATTGCGTATGAGAAACCCATTTGCTAGACAACTTCCAGGATTTAGAATTGAAGCAGGGACAGATAGTGCTAAAAATGGAAAAATAGATATTGCTTGTACTACTGATAAGGGACAAGGACTTATCATTTACGAGAATGGAAATTCTAATTTTGTTGTAAATAAAACTTCAAGCGAAGTTGTAGGTCATAAAATCGCAGACGATAAAACACCAGCAAAAGTAATTGATGCGGTAAATGGTGATATTCATTTGAGAGCACTTAATGGAACTATTATTCTTGAAGCAAAGAATATTCGCATTATTGGTGTTGATGGATCAGAAGGAGAAGTAACAATTCAAGGTTCTAAAATTGTAAAAATAAGTGGTCCAAATGTAGAAGTCCAATCGAGTGGCGCTGCAACAATCGCAGCGGCACAAGGAGTTAATATTGCTGGCGCTTATACTGATATTTCTGCAAGTACTCAAACTACAATTTCAAGTGGTGTAGATGCGGCATCTTCTTCACTCTTGGGACAAGTATTAGCAGCAATTAAAAAATTCAAAGATTTCTTCAAATCTATATGTAACTAATGGCTGATTTAACAATTGCGAATGTTGGCGAAAAACTAGTTGTTGGGCAAGTTGATACTTCATTTTTGGCTGCTAGTTCTAGATTACTTCCAGGAACTGCTGTTTTGAATGGTCCTGTTTATATTGGAATGCCCGCTCAAATAGGAGTAGCAAGAGCGGCTTGTATGATTGGACCACCGATTTCAATTGCACTTCCAGTATCTTTGGAAGTTACAGGTATTACAAATCTTTTAGGCAACTTAAATGTTTTTGGTCTTTCTACCTTTAATGGTGCTTCTATTTTTAATGGTGTTTCGACTAAAAATGGAGCAGATATATCAAATGGTGTAAAACTTAATAATGGTTCTCATATTACAAATGCTGCAAAAATGATTAATGGTACATTACTTGTAACTGGTACTTGTACTATACTTGGATTGTTTACTGCTGCGGGTGGAGTTGCGGCACCATTTAAGTTATTTGATATTCCACATCCAACAAAGGAAAAATATAGATTAAGGCACGGTTGTTTAGAAGGACCAGAAAATGCAGTTTATACTCGCGGTAGATTGATAAATTCGAATATAATCAATTTGCCTGATTATTGGACTGGATTGGTTGATGAAAAATCAATCACAGTTCATTTGACTTCTTATATTTTACATCAAGAACTTTATGTTCAAAAGATAGAAAATAATAAAATAAAAATATTAAACAACTCCGGTGGAAAAATAGATTGTAGTTATATTGTATATGCAACAAGAAAAGATATTTCGCCCCTAATTATTGAGTACGAAGGAGAAGAAGTATGACTAGACAATCATTAAATCAAAAATATGACGAAGAACTGAATTCAATACAAAATCAAATTGTATCACTTGGTGAAATTAAATTACCAGTTCAATCTTCACTTAGTGAACTTATAACACCATTATCACAATTAGATGAAAGAATTGCAGAACTTACCGTAGATATTAATAAAAAAATATATGATATTTCAATCGTATCTGGTATTGCTACTGCTTGTGGTTGTGGTACAGTTTTTACTGCTATGGATGAAAATGAAAATCAAATACAGATAAGTGTTGGTACTACTTATTATTACGAACAAGCAAAGGCACATCGTATAAATGCAGAAAACACATCTTATTCTGGATTTGATCCATTTGCAAAACTTGATGGAACTGATGGTTCTACTTCTTTTACTTCTGGAATTGGTTCTACTACTTTTGTAGTAGGTGCAGATCAAAATTCTATTCTAGAATTAGTTATAGGTAATGTTGGTTCTGGTATTGGTGCAACTAATATTACATCTTATTTTGGAAGATCCTTATTAGGTGGTAGTGGTAGTGGAGCAAAAGCAGATGTAATAGTTACTGTTGGTGGAACTGTTGCAAATGTAATTGTAAATAATGGTGGATCTGGTTATGCGGTAAATGATAGTTTAAATATTCCTTTTTTCCCTGGTGCATCTTTTATAGTTAATGATGTTGGTTCACCTATTCTTGGAATTGGTATTGATACTTATATTGTTGCAAGTTCTGGAATTGGAAGTGAATTTATACCAGATATTGATACTACACAAACAAGTACTTGCCCAACATCTTGTGCTGCTTATGGAGCACAAGTTGATACTTTAAAAGCAGATATAGTTACACTTAGAAGTCAAAGGGATGCAATTATGGTGGGATCAAATTCGATTAAAGTTGAAACAAAAAAATCTTATGTTCAACGATATTCTTATAATTTTGCAGAAGCAGAATTAAATAAAAGAAAAACCGAAATTGATGCAGTTAGATTTGTTTTAAATAATCCTACTTATAATCAATACTTCTCATGAGTATACTTCTTAGAAATAGAATTACTGGTATTACTACATCAACTGATTTGTTCGGTGAGGACCTTGCTTTATTTTTAAGAGAATATCCAGATTTAGTTAAAGTTGGTATTGGAACCACTACAAATCAACCATATTATATTTTATTAAATGAAACAACAGAAGAATTTAGATCACCTTATGTAAATGGTAATTTTGTTTATAATCCAGGATTGAATAGGTTGGGTATTGGATCTAATAATCCTCAAGCAACTCTGGATGTAAATGGTGATATTAAATTTAATGGTAGTTTTACCAATACTGGTATTAGTACATTTCAAGGACCTGTTTTCTTTACTAATAATGTAACTTTTGATCGTTTTGTAGTTGGTGTTGCAACAATTACAAAAAAACTTGATATTGGTATTGGCGGAACCGTACTTACTGCAATAGCATCTACTAATCCAAGTATTGTTGGAGCAGCATCAACTTATTATGGGAATATTGGAATTGGGTCTACCATTCCACAGCAAAAGTTAGATATTGCTGGAAGCATTAAGATTAATAAGAATATATTTGATTCGGTTAATGTTGCAGGAACCACAGGATATTATCTCTCAAGAGATGTTGATGGAATTCGATGGGTACAAGTTAATCCTTTAGATTCGCAAGGAATTCTTGTTTATAATGACTTGACTCTAATTGGAGCTGGGCAATCATTTTTTGGAGTCAATCTAAAGACTGGAGATGGGTTGGGAATTACTACAGATACTATACAAGCATTTGTAAATCCATCAAATCCAAATATTGCAGATGTTTATGTTTATGATTATTGGAGTCCAATTCTTGGTGGAAATATCTATAGGAATTCAAATGTAGGTATTAACAATAATAATCCTACATTTGCTTTAGATGTAACTGGAACCACAAATATCACACAAGATTTATATGTTGCTGGTATTGTATCTTTTACTGCAAATACACCATCTATCAATAAAGATACTGGTGCTCTTGTAATTGCTCAAGGTGGTCTCGGTGTAGAAGGTAATGTTAATATTGGTGGTGCAACATCTATTGCACAATCAACATTTATAGGTGGAAATTTAAATGTTGTTGGTGTGGGTACAGTCAATACAACATTTAATGTTGGAATTGCCGGAACAGTCATTACAACCACCGGAATTGGTTCGGTTGGTATTGGAACCAATCTTCCATCTAAAGGTTTGGATATTGCAAAGCAAGTATTAATACAGAAAGCAGTATATGACTCAAATCGAAATGTAGGATATAAAACAGAATTTTATAAAACTCCAAGAACAGTATTGGGCCAAGTTGGAGTTAATACTGCCGGTGAAGTTATTAGTGATAGATTTTTTGATGCCGCAAATTTAATAAGACTCAATCTTGACTTTATTGCAGCAGAAGCAGTTGGATTTATTACAAGCACCGATTATTTGAGTGGAACATTTTCGGTTCCTGGAGTTAGTTCTTGTAGAGATGATATTAAAAAAATATTAAAATCAATCACTCTCGACATTACAAAGGGTGGAAACTCACAATCTGTAGGTGCCGGTCTTTCTTATTATAATGGTGGGTCACTTATCCATATTACATCTGGTGCTCAACAAACAGCAACTGTCGTTGCAATTACAACTGCCGCACAAATTTCACAAAAAGTAATTAATAACGTTTTACTAACAAAATCATACCAAAGTGGTGTGAGTAGTATTCGTCAAATTAGAGATTTAACAATACAAGATGATGCTTCTGTTAATTCTAATGCAAATAATGGTGGATGTTCAAATGTAGTCTCTGCAATTTATACTTGTGCCGGTATTGTAACTACAATTATTGGAGGTGGATCTGGTTCTGCTCCTGCTATTACTCAACCAGATGGTAAAGTAGTATGGGTTCCACCCGGAACTGATGTAAGAAATCTAGTTTGGGTGAATAAGTATGGTAATGATGATAATGGTGGAAAAACAGAAGGAGATGCAAAATTAACGATTGCAGCAGCTGCAGCAGTTGCTCAACCCGGTGATACGATTATGGTTCGTTCCGGTGTTTATTATGAGAATAATCCAATTGGTTTGAGAACTGATGTTTCTGTTACTGGTCAGGATTTGAGATTAGTAACAGTAGTTCCTCAAAATAGTGGTAAGGATGTATTTCACGTCAGAAGAGGATGTTTGGTTGAGAATATGAACTTTGCCTGTGATACTGGAAAATCTAATCCAGGTGGCGGTGCAGTTGCATTCCCACCAACAGATACATCTAAAATATCAGTATCTGGTTATATCGCTCCTGGGCCTGCAAATGAAGGTCCAAGTGGAAGATGGAGAAGTCCTTATATTAGGAACTGTACCAATTTTATGCCCTTAAGTATTGGTATGAAGATTGATGGAAATCATGCAACCGCATCTACAATAGGTGCTGATTTAAAATCTATGGTCTGTGACTCATTTACACAATATAATGAGGCAGGTATTGGAGTTTCAATTACAAATAATGGATATGCCCAGTTAGTTTCTATTTTTACAATTAACTGTGATATTGCAATTTATTGTGATACTGGTGGTCAGTGTGACCTTACTAACTCTAACTCCTCATTTGGTAATTATGGACTATATGCAGTTGGTCTGGGTGCAACTGAATTTACATCTCAAGTGAATACTACAACCGATGCTGAAGCAGATAGAGTTGTATTTAAGAATGTAACTGATAATGTTGGGATTTCATCAAGACGACCATATGATGGTCAGGCACTATGGTTTAAAATAAATCTTTCAAATTATAATACTGGCCAAGTTGGAATTATTACTGCACCTTTAAAAAGATTAAAATCTATTACTGTCGTAAATGGTGGTTCTGGTTATAGTGAGGCATCTCCTCCTGATATTACTATTTTTGATACTGCAACAAATGATGTTCTCCCATTAGGACCTGAAGGTATTATTGCCGAAGTGTCTCCAACAATTAGTGGTTTGGGTTCAATTACTTCTGTTGATATTATAGATAGCGGAAGAAATTATCTTCCTAGTCAAAATATAGGAGTTCGAATTAATGGCACTTCAACAAATGATTTGACAGCTCAGATGGAACCAATTTATTTTACAGTAAGTGAATCCTCCCTTCCAACATTTACGGTTGGTATTGGAACTACAACGACAATTGTTTTGAATGAATTTATTCCTTATATTGTATATGCAAATGATGCTGTTGAAATGCGTAGAATTAGTCGTATTCTAACAAGTGGACATTCATTTGAATATATTGGTTCTGGTACTGATATAAATATCTCAACACCTTTAAAGGGTGCCGTATCAATTAAAGCAAATGAGGTTGTTGCAATTGATGGTGGACAAGTACCATTTACAAGCACCGACCAAAAAGGTAATTTTAATATTGGTGAAGGTATTCAAATCAATCAGGCTACGGCAACAATTACTGGAAGAGATTTTAGTAAAGCAATTCAAGCAGAAGTTACACCTTTAATACTTGCACTGAGATAAAAAAATGGCGATTGCACCAGTCAATAAATTTATTACAATTGCAGTTCCGGTTGCTCCTGGAGAACAAGTAATATATGCAACTCCAACCGGAAGGTCGTCAATCATTCTTTATGCGCAAGTATCAAATGTTGCGGCAGCATCTACTTTTCCAAAAGTTTCATTTACACATCGAAGAAAAACAAATAAGACTGGATATATTAGAAATAATCGAATTATCAAAGAAGCAAAAGTACTTCCAAATGATAGTTTAATTATTATTGATGGAAGATTAGTTTTGGAAAGAAATGCTGTAATTTCAGATTCCGTTGTAATTGTAGGAGTTCAGTCTGGTATTACTAGCATTACGAACTGTTTATATGATTTTAATACTGGTATTACTACTATTACTACACTAACCAATCATAATTTTTCAGTTGGTAGTGAAATCACGATGAGTGGTCTTGCCTTTACTTGCTCTCCCGGAAGTAGTGGAATTACAACAACTATTTTTCCATCTCCGCAATCTGCATTTACTGTGTCTAGTGTTACTAGTTCTACTATTTTTGTTACAAATACTGGACCAATTGGATTCGCTCATACTTATGTAAGTGGTGGATTAGTTGGACCACTTCAAATGGAATTTATTTGTAGTATTTTAGAAAATAATATTGCCGCATAATTATGTCTAAAAAATATTTAAGCGGAAGAGTTGAAAGAACACCTCAATCAGATATAACATCTGATAGATATGAATTTCTTGGTTTAGAACAGGCAGAACCAAATCTTGGAGATCCTTTGGTTGGACCGTCTTCTATTGGAGCAAAACCTGTCCCTCCGGGTCAACAATATATGATTGTTACGACTGGAATTGCTGGAGAACGTTATTGGATTCCAAATCAAGGTGGTATTATACCAGGAAGCATTACTGTTTATAATGAAAATATTGGATCGGGATTGGTTGGTGGGCTTAGTAGCACAACACAATTAGTTTTTATTGGAAATGCAATTGATGTAACGGCACCATATGCCGGACCACCATATCCACCAAATGTTAATATAACAATATCACCTCCGGGAAATAATGGAGAAGTATTATTTAAAGATCTTGGAGATTTTGCAACATCAACAAAATTAGTTTTTAATAGTTCTGTTGGAATACTAACGATTGGAAATGGACTAAATGTTGGAAGTGGTGGAACAATATTTACCATTAAACCAACTGGATTGGTTGGTATAGGAACATCTTCTCCAACACAAGAACTGGATGTAAATGGTGATATAAGAATAAGAGGAACGATATATGATTATAATAATCAACCAGGAGTAAATCAGCAAGTTTTAGTTAAAAATAATTTTGGTGGATTAGAATGGAACAATCAAAGCTCTATTCGTGCTGGTGCTGGTGGAACTTATACTCAAGTGCAATATCATAATACATCTGGTTTAGTTGATGGTGCAACTGGTTTTGTTTATGACCCAAGTACCAATAGAGTTGGTATTGGAAGTACATTACCCAGAGATATTCTAGATGTTATTGGAACTGTTAATATAAGCGGATTAGCCACAATCACAAATCTTTATGTTTCTGGTATAAGCACTTTAGGTGTTACATCAGCAACTAATCTTACTTCACAAACACTAAGAGTTTCTGGTATAAGCACTTTAGGTGTTACATCAGCAACTAATCTTACTTCACAAACTCTTGTTGTAAGTGGTATAAGCACTTTAGGTGTTACTAGTATAACTAATCTTACTTCACAAACTTTAAATGTAAGTGGTATAAGCACTTTAGGTGTTACTAGTACAACTAATCTTACTTCACAAACACT